GGTCTTTACATAATTGCTCGTAAATCCCGACGATAAAGAGATTGCAGCAGTTAAATCGGTTGATAATTGGGTATCTCGTGCGACATAATCGGTAAACAGCAGGTTACTTGTAGTATTCACGTAATTGCTCGATAAACTATCTTTTGCTATATAATCGGTTAATAATAGATTCAATCTGTTACTCGTTGATATAACAAAATTGCTTGTGAATTTATCTCTGGTTATGTAATCGCCAAACAATTGGTTACTTGCCGAGCTAACGAAATTGCTTGTAAAACCAGATGATAAGGAAATTGCCGAAGTTAAATCAGACGATAATAGAGTATCTCTCGTTGCATAATCAGTAAACAATATGTTACTCGCAGTCTTAACGAAATTGCTTGTAAAACCAGATGATAAGGAAATTGCCGAAGTTAAATCAGTTGATAATAGAGTATCTCTTGCTACATAATCAGTAAATAATATGTTACTTGCTGTCTTAACGAAATTGCTTGTTAAACTATCTCTTGTAACATAATCGTTAAATAATATATTACTTGTAGTCCTAACAAAATTACTCGTAAAACCAGCAGATAAAGAAATAACAGAAGTTAAATCAGTAGATAATAGGGTATCCCTCGCAACATAATCAGTAAACAGTAGGTTACTCGATGATCTAACAAAATTACTTGCAACATCTTCAGATTCAGAAATAGCCGAGCTCAAATTAATAACAGCATCTATCAGCTCATTATCAAAATATGATATAGATGAGTAATACGCTGATTTTACGTAATTTGAAGTATCACCTATTATATCTCGACCATTTATAGTAAATTTGAAGTCTTCGTCTAAATACGAAACAATATTTATATTACCTCTTACTTCAAGTAAATTATCTCCAGAAGGTACTACACCTCCTATACCAACACTACCATCGCCTAATATAGTAAATACTTCAGACGTAGTGTTTGAAGCATTAAAAATACGATATGATGTATTTGACTGTATTATACTAATAGCGTTACCATAACTTTTATTATCGATTTCTATTTGCTCGGAATAATAGACATCCGTATATATTATATTTTTTTTGCCATATATTACCAAATTTGAAGCTATTATATCACCTTTTAACTCTAAGCTATTATCATATCTGTTGTTGATAATAAATCTATTAATATTTCCATCTGCAATATCATCAGCATTAAGATTGTTGAGTCTATCCAATATTGTATTAGAGGTTTCTTCAATATATTCTATGGTTTCAGAAAATTTAGAATCATAATATGATCTAAGTAAATTATCGGTAGATATTATAAAATTCGAAGTTTCTTTTATTATATCTCGGCCATTTATGGTAAATTTGAAGTCTTCGTTTAAATATGATATAATATTGATATTACCATGAACATCGAGAATATTTGCAGTTTGAGGATAAATACCTCCGATACCAATACTTCCGCTATTTAATATAGTAAGTAGCGTATTTTCATTATAGTCTATTCTCAAAATATCTGTATTATTTGGAATAATATCACCAAACTGCCTAATATATAGAGCAGTATCATTATCATAATTTGAAATATTTATTTTTTCAGAGATATAGATATCCGTGTTTAAAATCGTAGTATCCCCATAAACTATTAGATTCGAGTTAATAGTTAAGGTACCATTTAATAATAGATTATCGTTGTAAACATTATCAATAATAAATTTATTTCTACTATTATTTTTTTGAATAATATCATCCGTAGTTAAATTATTTATTATTGATAGCAAATTATTTGAACTACTTATAATTCGACTACCTAAATCAGTTGATAGAATCTGTGTTTTTAAATATCTCAATAAAACAATACCGCTTCCTCCGCTATATCCGTGATTAAAATATCCGCCTCCACCCGATCCTGTATTAGCAAGACCCTCGTATCTAATATTTTCTATGTAATTCTCGCTACCATATCCACCACCTCCAATACCACCGATAGCATTATCAATGTTACTCGCACCACCTGCTGCAAAATAACTTAAATTAGAATCTGGATCATAATATCCTATATTATCATCATTTAACAAATCAAAAACGCTTTTAAAATTAAAGACAGTATCGTTAATATCATCAATAATAGCCCCGAGACCTTTCCCTCCATTATAGACATCTCCTGTACTCCCACTACCGCCTCCACCACCATTTAATTCAAACCCATTATTCCCGCGAAAATATATTTTTCTGAATGAATAATCATCGGCACTTATATTTAAATTAGAAGTACCTCCATTACCAGAACCGCTTCCACCTCTTCCTCCTGAAATAGAATATGAACCACCGCCTCGAACTATTAATTTATCAAATACTGTATTTATACCGACGGCATTATTTTGAACAATTGCCGAACTACCGTTTATATCTTTAATAATTCTACCAGCACCTCCTCTACCTACCTTAATTTCATAATATTCGTCATTTTCTGTTTGGCCAGCCGTTAGATTATCTATATAAATTAATTCACCAGCTCCACCACCGCCCTCATTTGTTCCACCTCCACCACCACCAATTAATAATATATCACATGTTGTATAATTGGGATCGTTGAACTTTAATTTATATAATGTGTATTCGTTCGCAATATATAATTCAAATATTTCGGATTTCGTTAAAGCCCTATTATATATCCTCAAATCAGTAATAGAAAATTCTAAATTAACGTTTGTTCTAAATAAGGCATTTCCAATTGTCTTCGCTATATATTTCGAATCACTGAATATACCAACGTTAATATCAGGGACTATCTGTTCGATAAAATCATTTATTAATATATTTTTTTGGTTATTTAAATATAGCGTCCATGTATTATTAGCATTAATTGTCCACACAAAATGATACCAATCATTGGGATTTACACTTATATTTCTAATAATATATTGGTAATCAGATAATTGTCTGATATTTACCACTAAATAATTAAAAACATTATTATCCTCATCAGTTTCGCTAATTAATTTAATTTCAAATCGATATGTATTAGAATTACTATTGGTAAAACTAAATAAGAACTTTTCGTCGCTTATTAAATCATAAATTTTAAACCAAAATGAAAATGTGAAACCTATTTCAGAACCTCCTACGCTTAAATTGGTCGAATAAATATTATAGAGGTCGAAATCATCGTCAAAACGTGCATATGAACTCGAAGTACCGCTGAAATACAAATAGTTATTTTCGAGAGGGGTATATTCATATTTGTGATTAACTATCTCCTTTAATAATACATCGGTTTGGCTATTTATAATTATATTATTTAGTTGTTTACGAACACTCTTTATATTTGAAGTATTAGTTATTTTATCGAAATTGAAAAAATATTGTAATATATCTTCGTCGTTAAACGTAGTTTTTTTTTTGGAATCATATTTAAAAACAATTTTTTCATAAATAGTATCTGGAAATATATAAGGGGGTAATTCTGGTTCGACCGTAGGTTTTGTTATAGAAATAGGTTTGGGTACTACACTGATAACCCCGTCATCTACGAAAATTCCTTCACCTACTTTAAGAATACCGTACTGTTGTTGGGAACCCTTTGGTATACCTTTAATATTTTCAATAGAAATATTACTAAGTATATGTTTTTTTATTTCATTTATGATAGTATTTGACGTATCGATAATTTCTTTGGAAGTAGCATTCGAATAATTTTCGACATAATTTGAAAATGTTTTTATAATATTTTGATTATTAACGTACAATATATTATTATCATAATCCCAGTATAAATTTGGGGATGTCTCGAATTTCTGCGTTGTATCATTGTTAAACAAGATCCCCTTATCTATAAAATTGTTATTGTTAGTACCACCGAGCTCTCTGAGTAATTTTTTATTATAGTTAATGGTACTCGCATTAATTTGTTCAATACTTATATTTGTTAAATTTTGTCCGTCGCCTATAAATTGGTTAGCAATCACATTACCAAATATTTCAATATCACCATTAGCTAATGAATATATTGAACGTGGAGTACCAAAATTTGTAATACTCTCAGACATTATATTATTATGCTTCTTAATAAAAATAAATTAAAAAAGAATTAGCATATAACCCCGTATATCAAGTTACTATAATAATATGTAGGAAGCAAGCAATAATGTAATGGACAATGAAAAAGTTATCGGGAATATATGCAGTATTTCGCTATTAATATTTTCGTAATCTATTTTATCAAAGATAATATCTTCAATATGTCCGATATCAGACATATCATTTTTACAGTAATGTTCTTTAATATTTTCTATCGTATATTCTATAACCATTTTTATAATAATAATAAATAATATTTATATATATTATATAAATAATATATATGACGCCTGTTAACTGTCCTGTTCTAAAGGACGCGGAGGATAGTATTATAGCTCAAAGAGCTTACGATGATTTAAATAATGCCTTCAAATATAGTCGCAGTTCAACGAGCTCGATAGACACAGTAGCTTCTACTCAGACAAATTATCCGTTGGGAGTAAATTATTTATATTTGTCTACTATTAGAGGAGGCAGTTATAAAAAATCTATGGAAAATACGGAAAACTTTTGCAATACTTGTATGAAGGGAGGGTGTTTCACATGTTCTAAAGGTAAAACTAAAATATCAGCGGAATACAATATAATTGTTATTAATTTACCAAAATTATATAAAAAATACAAATCTTCTTCTAAAAAAGTGAAGAATCCTAAAAAAAGAGGAGGCGATAGCGCAAATAATAATGCAATTGATATGGGCAATATAAGTAGAACCGATTTTCTACCCTTAGAGAATTATAAAGAGTATCAACCATTTAATTTACAAGCCCAATTATTTCTTTAGGGTAAATAGAGTTCTTTATTTTTTTCATATGGATTATATTTATAGATATCTATATATATCTTCTTCTTCTCTATTTTTCCGTAGTTGTTTAAAACGATGAGCATTTTTTCTAACTTAGTTCTAAAATCGAAGATAGATTTATCTATTTCTTCGCTCGGATTAAATCCATAGATATGCTTAAATCTATTGGGTACAACAAATACAAACGAGTATAATATTTCTAATATATCATTGACTATATCATTAAATATTGGTATATATATATAAATATCGTATCTGTCTGATAATATATAAATATATATTTTCATTAATTTATTCATATAAATTATCAAGTTATTATATCGCGTTTTATCGAATTTTTTTACAAATCTCAGATTATGAATAATATCTAAAAATTCCTTGTTTTTTTTCAAGAATTTAATATTTCCCGCGTTGATATTTATGTTAAAGTTGTTGGTATTGAGCTCTTTAATAGTATCTATTCCCTTATCTATATTATCCACAATATCTTCCTCTCTGTTCTTTTTGGTCGCATTAGCTTGTTTAATGTTGTTATCTATATGATAATAAAAAATAATAATAATTATCAGAGCAATCAAGACAGAACTATTATATTTGCTTATTATAAAGAATATCAACGCTAAAAATAATATAGCTGCATAATAATTATTTAGAATATTATTCATGATCTTATTTTAATCTTTGAATATATATTTTATTATACTGAAGCACCATCTATAAAATATATTATAAATGATAAAAAGATAAGTATTATACCTATATATAATCTTCTTTCTTCTTTTGATAAGATATCAATTAGTACATATATATAATTACTGTTATCTATATAGCCGTTATTGTATGCTTTTGTAACATCATTTATTATATCAATAATAGACTGCAAGGTATTTTTATAAATATCTTTAAGGGATAAATCATAAAAATCTGTATGTTCTTTATCGGTTTCTATCTTATCTGGTAAAGTTTCCAATAGGCTATTAAGTTTATTCTCAATATTACTCTCAATAAACTTGTCTAAACCATTGTAATTTATATTATCTGGGTTATTTTCTATGGCCTTATCTTTTTTATTTAAATTCGCCATATTTTATTTACTTCTTACCAGTATATGAGAAATTTTAAGTAAATTATATGACGTCCATCATATCTATGTTAGTTATCAAATTTCTTCGGCAACAATAGCGATTTAATCCCAACTTATTCAGCAATTCTCCAGTATGTATCTTTTCGAAGTTTTTATATAGTTTATCTACATCATTAGTATTATCCAACTTAAGCTTTTCTTTCTCATAGTAATCCGAAATATCAGCCATAACTCTTCCACATGTGAAACATCTGATAGGCACAATCATTTTATATTAGTCGTTCTTATATTTAAATAACATAATCATTTTTTTATATAATAGTCAGTAATAACAATATTTACAAATGCTAAAAATATATTAGGCGATAATTTCAAATATAAATGTTGAAACTAAAATTGGTAACAATTTACTTCATAATGCCCATATTTTCCACATATGTCGCATATTTTGCGCGATGATTTAGAAAATGAAGATTTATTAGACCAACAATTATTTGCATAATGCCCATATTTTCCACATGTAAAACAAGAATTACCGGAAGATTGTTTGTTTTTCTTTTTACAATATTTTTCATGATATTCGCATTTATCTTCTTCTTCAAATTCTTTATCACAATATTCACAACACCATATTACATCTTCTTCTCCTTGCTTATCGCTATTGTTGTATTCTCCTTTACAATCTTTAGCAAAATGTCCTTCTTTTCCACATTTACACCCTTGAAGATTTAAAATGGCACAAAGTTCTGTAAAAAATATTCATTACATGTTTATTACTTTGTGTCTTCAAGGAAGCATCAAAAAGTTTGATACCTATAAATTATGGTTGGATACATCGTGTAATGTATCTGATTGTTTGCTTCTACATAGATATAATGGTCTATCTAATCCATTTATATGATTATAAGCTATTTTATAAATGTTTTTAGCACCATTAACATCCCTGTTCCATAATCCACAACCGCTCTTACAGCG